AGTTGCCCATAACACCCGTCAACATAATAAGAGGTCCAGCAATTGCTGTGAAACCTCCTAATACATTTAATAATGTTTTAACTGGCTCTGGAAGCTTCTGGAAAAACTTTATAATTGCGTCGACAACTTTTAATACCTTTGTGCTTATTCTTAAGAATTGCTCTCCTGCGCCAGCTAGGTCTGCTTGAACTGATGCCCAAGCTCTCTTGAACTGCCCAGAGGCTGATTCTGTCATCATCTTTAATTCTCGATCTGAAATTGCTGCTAGTTCTGTTACGCTAGCCTTCATTAAGTCCATTACTTGAAGTGTTTGTGATCCAGACTTTCCTAGGTTTTCAAATAACGCCGACATTCTTGCAAACTGGAACTTACCAAATAGCTGTTCAATTGCTCTTGATTTATCTAGCGGATTAAGATTGTCTAGTGCGGCCTGCAATGATAATATTGTTGCAGTTAGATCACCAGCATTATCATTTACAATACCCTTTAGATCAATTCCAAATCCCATAAACTGCTCTGTTGCAACTTTAGTTGGGTTAATAAGTGATGCCATCGCTGACTTAATTGCGTTTGCACCTTCTGATGCATTTACTCCGCCTTCTTTCATTGCAGTAAGGTAGAGCGCTAAATCTTTTACATCTCCGCCAAGAGATTTAATTACTGGACCAGCTTTAGGAATTGCTTCAGTCAAATCTGCAAGGCTTGTTGATGTCTGGTTTTCAACTGCGTTGAGGAAGTCAATTGATTGTGCTAGTTCATCGGTGCTCTGCTTAAAGGCATTTTGAATTGCAAGAGTTGCTTTCATCGCATCTTGTCTATCAACTTCACCAAGCACGGCAAGTCTTGTTGTTTGCTGCGTAGCGGCAATTAAATCATTACCCTGTTGTCCTGTTGCTGCTAAGTCTGCAGCGAGTGCGATTGTTTCTTTATAGGCAACACCATAAGAGCCAGCAATTTCTCTAGCTGTTGCAGTAACATCTTTTCTTACCTGTGCCAGATCTGCAGATGAAGTTGCTGCAAGCCCTCCATAAACTTTTGTTAATCTTACTAATTCTGCGTCTGCTTCTCTGAATGCTTTTTGTGCTGCCGCTCCGAACATAACCAAAGGAACAGTTAGTCCTACTGTAAGCTGGCGACCAGCCCATTGGGTATTTTTACCCCAGTTAATAAGACCTGTTGATCCGTCAAGCATTACCTTGTTCATTATTGCGGCTTCTTGTCGAGCAATAGCCATCTTGTTCTTTATTTCATCAAGACCTTTTGCAACCATGACATTGTATTGCATTTGTCCTTGTGCATTTTTGCCTACAGGTTGAACTATAGCCTGTTGCAGCATTACCTGCTGCTTAGCTAAGTCTCTAATTAAATTGCTTGTCTTCTTTGTATGGCCGCTCCAAGCATTATAATAATCGTTGAGCTTGAGGCGACCTCTATCTAAGTTCTTTCCGAACTTGTCTACGTCTGATGATAGGGATACAAAGTGTTGCGAGAACTGTCCTGTTGATGTTAGCGTTGTTGCAAACGACTTGTTCATCACAGCAATTTGATTTGCTAGTTTTGCGTTTGTTCCCGCTGTTGTTTCTTGCAGTTTTATGAGTTGGGCAGTAACCGCAGCTAGCTGAGCTCTTAAGCTCGTAAAGTCTGCGTGGGCGGTAATATTGGTCGTTATTATATTATCTGCCATATATATATGTTACTCTATAGAGTATCCTAATCCTGCTCCGATGCCAAATCCAGCTTCTGCTGCAAAACCACCTTGTAATGAAACAACATCATCTGCTGATGCTCCTATACCAAGTGCTCTTCTTCTAACATCTTCGAAGGTTGATCCCTCCCCATTTTGATTACTGCTTTCATTTAATTCAACACCCTGAATTAAAGCTAAGAACTTTCTTTTCTCTTCTTCAGTTTTTTGCATTGACTTAAAAGTCTGGACCATCTCTGGCATTGAAAGACTATCTTCTAGTTCTTCGTAATTTTTCCAATTACCTAAAAGAAATACTTCCCCTTCTAAGGCGGCTAAATCTAGTTCTGACCAGCCAGTACTGTTGCCGCTAGTAGGTTTGGGTCGTCCATCTTAATTCCTCCGCATACTTCAAGAATGCGATTGATTGTTGGAACGTCAAGTGTGTCTTCAAATGCGTCAATATCTTTAACTAGCTCTGGGAGTTGCTTTTCTAAAGCCACTGCACATGCTTCAATTAAAATTGTTAGTGTTTCGTCTTCTGATGTTACTTCTGCTGTCTTTTGAATGACTATCATAAACTTACGAAGCTCTTTAATTGTTAAAGGCTTAAGTTTAACTGTTGCGCCATTTTGTAGTTGAATCTCTTCAACGTCGTATACTGTAGTTGCCAATTTAATCCTCCTAGGATCTTGTCTTAATTATTGTATCATATCCAAAATATAAGAGCAATAGAAAGCCCCCCAATTTCTTGGGGGGCAACCTATTAATTAAATTAAATTAATTATGCTACTAGGACACGGTCAATAATAACGCCGTATTCCTTGCCTGCCTTTGCTTCTACTGGAAGCAAACGGAAGGTTACTGGGAATGTTGTTGCTGCGTTACGTGATAGTGAGAACTGTGACTGTTGTACAGAAAGAACACGACGAGCATAATATACACGCTCTGCCTTTGTTACGCCTTCTGTAGGTGCCTGTCCAACTGCTACTAGCTGACGCTCTGTTGGTGCAATACCAAGAGCTCCTGCTTCTAGACCAATTGTAGATGTCTTTGTATCTGTTGCACCTGCTGTTGCTGCTGATCCTGCTTGTCCGAATACTGCAAGAACGTTCTCAAGAGTACCTTCTGCAAGCTCTGTTGCAATCATAACTTCCATTGACTCTTTGAAAAGCTTTGCTGAGTCAAGAAGCTGATCTACTGTTACTGAACCGTATGATGGGTTGTAAGTAATTTGAAGACCGTTATTTGTAAATCCAACGTTTCTCCACTTTGTAGCGTTTGCTGGCAAGTTAAGTGTGTCTGCGTATGGTACTGTTGCTGGTACTGGTGGTGTTGCTCCTGCTGCCTTTACAACAAAACTTACACCGTCGGTTGAACCTGGCTCCATGTCATCCTTGTAGTTTGCTGATGTTGAATCAAGTGCTGACAAGAATAGTGGAGAAGCTCCAACTAGAATATTTTTGGCTGATGCCATTTGTATTACCTCCATTAAATAAATATATATATTGACTTACTTTTTAAATCTAAATCAAAGCTGGCTAGGCTTTTTCCTCTTAGCTAATTTTACTGGATAACTTGACTAAAAGCAACTAGTTGAATCTACCCTTAGAATCAGTACTCCTGGAGTATTTGGCCTCTAGGATCACATCTGTTGACATAAAGCCTTTTAATTCTAGGGAGGGCTCTATGGGTGATGTTTCTATCACATGAATACTATGGAATTTTAGCTTACTGGGCCGAATTGAATTATTTACATCTTGGGCAGATTCGTCCATTCTTCTAAATAGGTCCATCATGATGTTTCTTATTTCATAGATTTCTGTGACATCTGTTGAATATATAGTAAAAAGAATTTTCTCGCAGGCCAAGAGCCAGATGTCTTCAAATGAAAGACCTATCTTGTCATAGATAATGTGCTTCTTTCCATTTAAAAATTGATCCATTTCTGGGGATTGCTGTACTGGGATAATGGGTATAATCTCTGTACCTAGGTTATCTGAATAATAATCATAGGCATCAAATATCCCCGCCGCCTTTAATTCTTTCCATAAAAATTTACGAAGCTCAAACATTGCGTCTACTTTATAATCTACGGTCATAGCGAGCCTCCAAATGCTGCATGTAATGATGCGTCAGCCTGTACCCTTATTTTACCAGGGGTGAAGCTATATTGCACTTTTTTAATATTCATTGGAACATCAAGCGCCTTTGCTATTTTTGAATTAAATATCCTTTGTAGCCCAGACGATTTAATTGAAGCGTTAACTAATTGACCTCCAAAAAATCTTCCATACGACAATGCAAACTGGTGTGATGCTTGGGCTCCACCAGGCTTCTTAACGGTCACTGACGTGCCTTTGGGCATAAAGACTGTTTCACCATCCATCTCGAACACAAGTCGCTCAGCGGACCTTGGGCGGATTACTATGGGCATTCCAGCTTCCATCACGTCTGCCTTGTTTGCAAATACATATTTTTTCTTTTGTTTTTTATTTTTAGTTGGTACGGATGAAACTGATGGCTTAAAGTTATAATTTATTCTAAATGAAAGTCCTTCTGTTTCAATTGTATAAAGTTTAAATAGTCTAGAGGAAGGTGTGCCTGCCTTATTCCATTCGTAAACATGGTGTAATGATCTAGGCTTTGTTCTTGCCTGTGAATCCATATATAGCCCAAAATCTTTTTCTATCTGATTAAAGATAGTTGTTTTAAACAAATTCTTAAATGATTCGTTTGTAGTTAGTTTAGACATTACTGCAGCCTCATAATATAAAAATGCAGATATCTGTGCAACTGTGCTGTCCTTTAAAATTCCTGGGACTGAACCTGCCATCAATCTTTCAAGCCCACTGGCAGTCTGAATTAAGGCTACGCTAGAATCCAATTTCCTGATTCTCCGATCTCTTTGCAATAGAGTTATATGCAAGGACATTACCAAATGGATCGGTAATCGGGGTAGAGCTTATAACCTCAAATACTGTGGGGGTATTGTTTGGATAGTTGATTTCTTTCCAGACTACGTTGCCACTCATATCTCTAACGTTAGTAACTTTCTCTCTATACGTTATTGGGTCTGGTGTTCTTATCTCAAGCATTTGCTCATTCATATATTTGTTGTTAAATGTTTGTCTGTCTCCGCCTCTGCCTGTACCAGAATTTGAAATAATTCCTTTTGCAGAACATGGAACAGACCTAGTAAATATCCACTCTTTTTTAATAGCACCAGTATTTTCATCCTGAGTGTCTAATTGAAGGTAGATATCTAGCTTCATTGGCATTAATGAAGTTGCCAGACTCATTTAGATTATAACCATACCGTTTGTGACATATGGTGCAAGCAGCTGATCTGCATATAAACTTCCAGTGCCCTTGTGTGCGGTATCTAAAAATTCAAACTTCCAATCAAAAGTGCTTATATTTTTTACGTACTTGTCTTTCCAAGCACGATCTTTTTCAAAGTATTGTTGCATTAATGCTAGGCAAGCTTCTGATACATTGTCTGGGACACGCTTCCATCCATACCAACCTTGAACATCGTACTGGTATCCTTTTTTAAATGATCCAGAGTATCCTTGGTCATTAATTGATGGAGGTATAAGTCCATTGGCTGTATACACAATGTTGTCCATTAAGTTCTGCTTGTTTGCTGCAATTGCATATTGTGATTCTGTTATTAGATGCGTAGAATAAAATGGTCCTGGGAGCGGTACGCCTTCTTCTTTAATAAAATCAATTTGCAATATTCTTGTCTTTAACGGAAGCACGTCTGTGCCACTGCCGTACTGAGTCTCCGTCATATATTTTTCTGAAAAGAATTGATTTGTATAGGCATCAATTAATTTTCTTGCGTATCGTTCTGCAATTTTTAATTCATTATAAGACCTATAGTTTGGGTCAGATACGTCTGTTCCAATATTTAGTCTATCAAGTGATTCAGAAATGCTAACATACGGCCTGACAACATCTACTATTTGTTTGTGTGTTGTTGGGATTCCGTTTACAGAATAGCTCCAGGTAATCTCTAGCGTAGGCTCATTAAAGTTAGATGCCGCTTGTGGAATTATAATTTCGTAAGTCCCAAAGTCTGAATCTAACTTTGTTGCAGTGTAGGAAGCTGATGGCAAACCGCCAAACGGTGCTCCGTCTGGGTTGGATCTTTTAGTTAACGCAGTTACTGTGCCGTCTGCGTCTGTTATTTCACCTGCCCAGTAAATTTTAGTTATTACTTTTGAGGCTTGATCTTTATATATTTCTGCCATTAACTTATGTTAACGTTTAGTTGTAGAAGTCTTGAACTTCCTTTGGTGTCGCTAAACGAAAACCCTCCTCTGTATCAAAGATTTTTTGAGCATCATCTTCAGACATTGCTATAAAAGGATGATCTTTTGTAAAGGTATATCCGTGGATATCGTATCTGTGATTATCTCTTGTCATTCTTACAAGCAGGGTATCTTCTGGTTGCGCTTTTGGATCAAACTT